AATCCTGATTCCACCCCTGAGTATATACCTGGCTCATAATCCAATAGCCCCTTCTTCCCCTCGGTCTCTTGCGTGGGGCAGTAAGAGGGGTGTCGGAGTACAATCAAGCTCATTTTGAAGAATCTATGCACAAACCCGTAAAGGTTTTCAACTCCAAGAAGCTGATTGAGACGATCACTAACAGGAGCAACTGTGGCTTCCCTGAAGTGAGAACACCATTTTGCAAAATCCATGCCTATAGACAATGTGCACTTGCCAGCGTGGGACTTGGTTATGTCTAGAAAAACCTCCTCTTTTTCGCTAGCTCCCATCGTCATTGTCTGCTCAGGGAAGAAAGGGAAGACCTTCCTTGCTAAGTTGTCCTCAAGACAACAGAAGAAAGTCCTAGGTTCCAGTGTCATTATGGCGAAGGATCTAGCTTCAGGAGTTTTAGGCTCACGTTCTTTTGGGTGAACTACAACAACCGTCCAGTCATAAGGAATATCCCCCCTGGACACCCTGTCACAGATGTCTCTGAGGTCAACCCCCCCTTTGAGTAGTTGCTCCAAGACTCGCGTCGAGCTGGTTGGTGAAGGAGGAGTATAAGAGAGTCTTCCCTTCCATGAGTTGTCGATCTCTGATCTCTTGTAAGAGAGACTCTTGTCAGTCATCAAGGACAGTATGTCAGTACCGTAGTCGAAGTCATCAATGGGTAGGAAGGTGACATAATCCCAATCGGATGGATCATATATTGAAAGACCTAGTGGGAGAGGTGAGTGTTGCTGATCACAGAGTTTTTGCAGAAGACTGGTCTTTCCTTCTGGCAAGTTGAACTCCAAAGGGGGCCATTTTTTCCTCTTGTCAATATATCCTTTGGTAAACATGTGACAGAAACTCCATCCGACAGCTTTCATGCCAGAGTAAGTTGCAGTCGTAGGGGCAGACCCTAGCAGCCTTATAGCCTCACTGCTTGCTATAGGGTCTACATATGGGTGGCCTAACATCTTTGCCATTGAGAAGATTTCAGCAATCATATCTGGGTCTGGAAAGCCTTCCAGGAATCTCCAAAGCTTCACCGCCATCAGTTGTTCATGGGAGAGGATGGCAAGACCTTGTTTCACACATAGAATTCTCTCCTTGTCTATGTACTTCTTGACCATAGCTGTGATCTGGTAATCAGGATTCAGAGTTGTCTCTGACATCTGGATAAGCCTGGTGACACAAACTGGTTCTATCATCTTTATCAGGTTGTACACTACATCTCCATACCTCTCCAGTGCAGTGAACCCCCACTCCCAGATGAAGTCCATAGCTGCGGACAGTCGGCTCTTCTCCTCATCAAAAGACGAGTATAGACCCAAGAGGAATTTCCCCCATATGAGATCTTTTAACATGAGCAGCGCATCATGGGGCATCACTATCCACTCCCCAAGACATCTTATGATGGTCAGGTGCTTGTTGACATATGCTAGAGGAGTGCC